CAAACTCTTTTAAGTATATTTCTTTTGGTTTCATGCTGCAAAGATAACGTATAATTCGTAATTACAAAAGAAAATTATTTTTATTTTCAAAAAAAAAACAATAAACCCGGAACGTTATACATTCCGGGCATAAATCAAAATAGCCTCATTTGTTTATCTGTTATTTTAGCAACAATTGCATCAACTTCACTTTCTAATTTCTTGCAGGTCGCTAATATTTCCGGGCGACGTTGCGCAAAATATCTGCGTTGATTATGACGCATTTGTCGGATTAACTCGGCGAACTCTTCCAACGTTATTTTTCCCGGATTTTCGATTTGCGGGGTTTTTTCTTCTTCCATGTATATTTTATCCATTTTGAAATTAAAATCGCTCTACGTGGCTAAAACAAACGTTCGTGCATATTGCTTGGTAAATTCTGACGCACCCAACCGGGGTTGTTGCGCAAAATGTATCGTCCAAAGTGCATTATCAACGTGGCGTCGGCGTTCCACAATGTCGGTTTCAATTCCGGGTACAAATTCCCGGCAATCTCTTTGTATCTACGTTTTCGCTCGCTCTTTTCCTCCTTTTTCCGGCTTATCTTTGCCCGCAACTTCAATTCGTTTTGCCATTTCATAGGATGCACCATAACAAACGGAACATCGCAAACTGAAATGATTGCTTTCAACTGCTCAAAGTTTGCCATCATCTTTTGTATTCGGTACAACTTTCCCATATTGACTCCATCGGCACCCGGCGTTATATCATCCGGGCGCACACTTAGTTTTTCAAGAAAAACAATTGGCGAACATATTGTTTTCAAATGATTCAAATAATCTCTTATGTCGTTTATATCCTCCGGCATTTTTATGGCGGTTATATTGTGGTTTGGTCGCCATGTTACTATACCCCCACTTGTTCCGGGGTCAATTCCCACTACTGCTGAAATTTTCATAATTAAAATAAAACTTGCTGTCTTTGAAACTCAATTAATCTTTTCTTTGCTTGTTCATAATAAACCGGGTCTTTTTCAATTATAGTTAAATCAAAGCCCAATTTATGTGCGGCTATTGCATGGCTCATACTTCCGCCGTGCGTGTCCAATATCCTTTGACCGGGTTCTGCAAAATTTTGTAATAGCCATTCATATAATATTATTGGTTTTTGTGTGGGGTGTATTTTTTTTTCTTTGACTGAACTTTTACCTTGTAAATTTCCATAATATCTATAATCAAAACATTTTGCAGGACAATTAAAATTAGTCCACGCAAACTCACCATCTGAAAAGTTAGGAACCGGATTTTGTTTGTACCAAAATATAAAACATTGGCATGGAGGCAATTTATAATAATTTCCACCCCATATTATACATTTATTAGAAATTCTGAAAAGTTCGTCAAAATAAATATCATTTGGTATATCATTATCCCAATTCTTTTTTTCATGCTTTGACCTTGCAGGTTTTGCAGCGTAATCAATTCCGTATGGCGGGTCAACAATTGCCAAATCAAAAGATTTATCACTTTGGGATTGCATAAACTCCATGCAATCCCCGTTTATTAATGTTATGTTTCCACATTTTTCAATTTTCATCTTTATATCCTCCCGCTTTTGTAAAATAACCTATTACGCCAATTATAAAGCAAACAATAAATAGTTCCATATTTAAAACTTCATGTAGTTATCAACTTGCATTTCCTCGGAAATCATCCGGTCAAATGCTTTTATAATCTCCTTTTTCCGGGCAACCTCAAACGCCGTAAAATCAATTTCCGGGCTTTCGGTTCCTTTTCGGCGAACTTGAAACGCTGTATATTGGTTTATCATTCCACGGGCTACACGCTGCATATACCGGGCAAACGCTTCTTTGCGGTCGTCCTCTTTAACTTGTACATCATCAGCCAACCCGCATTTTTGCAACCATTCATACAAAAACATATCATCAGTTAGCCCCAATATTAATTTCCCGGTGTATTTGTAGCAAAGGAAAATATAACGGTTCCGCCATTGTCTTTGTATCTCAAATCTCCGGATTTGCGCCGGCGAAATTTCATTGTTTTTTTCCGGTATAGCTTTGTATGCTTTATCAATTACATCTGTCTGCTTTTGCTTGTATGCTTTCAGAATCTTTGCAAAGTAATCGGCGTTGAACTGTTGATAATGGTTTTTGTCCGGATTCCCTTGTTTATCTTTCGGCAAATATTCGTCTAACTCTCCGGTCGTCGCCAATTCAAAAGCCATCTTAATATCAGCCAACGTCATATCTGAGTAATAACGTTTCAGAATATCCAACAACCGGGATTGTATATAATTCCAATCATTTTCATTCTGTGGTATTATATAACCAACGTCTATTGCTATACGCTTAAACAGTAACGAAAGATTTTCAACTAATTTTGCATCGTCAATTTCCGCAATTGGTGTTTTTGTTGACGCTGCGAAAACATATTTTTCAACTGGGTTTAATGCTTTGGCAACCTCCGGCAATTGCACCATTCTACGGCGTACTTCAATGGCTTTTGTTCCGGGCTTGGTATTATATATTTCTAACGCCGTATTTTCTTTTTTTTCAATTGCTCCCATATCAATCAAAATCATTGTTTAAATACTTCATCATATCCGCAATTTCTTTGCTGCTTTGCTGCTCTGTCTTTACGGAACGTTTCATTTTTTCCCATTTTTCGTATTTTTCGGGGGTTGAATCATATTCTAACGCCGCCCAACCTTTTGAAATGCTTTCTTTTATCAGAATCAGCGCAAATTCTTCCGGGTATTTACTCAAACCATTTAAGTTTGCTTGTATCGCTGAAAAACTCTTTTGCGACGTTCTCCATTTCGGTTGACACATCAAAATATAAAAGTTCCGTTTAAATTCATCGCTATCAAATGGGAATACAAGTTTTGCAAAGTAATTATCAACTTTATCAATTACTTGTTTTCTGACGTCCAACAATTCCGGGGTAAACCCATAAACAATACTTGCTTTAACTGTTTTTTCTTCGTTGAAAAAATCGGCTTGTGAAAATCCGTCCGGATTTTCTTTAGATGCTTTAGCATCTTTCTTTATAGTGTTATTTATATTATTATTTATATTATTATTTATATTATTTATATAGGACGGATTTTTTTCCGTTTCCACGGGATTTTTTTCCGTTTCCACGGGATTTTTTCCCGCTTCCACGGGATTTTTTTCCGCTTCCACGGGATTTTTTTCCGCTTCCACGGGATTTTTTTCCGCTTCCACGGATTTGTAAACGGTTCCCCAATCTCTTAACATTTGCGACGGGGTAAAACAAACGTGGTTGTCAATCTTTATTATTTGAATCAATCCCAAATTTTCCAAATTCTTATAAAGCCGCCTTAACGTATCAACCTTATTTGGCAAAATTGGGCAATAAACAGATACGTTTTTATAGTCTGCCATGTAATACGGTTTCCCGGCGTATTGTATTGGATTTTGCGCCAACAAACCAAAGAAACATGACGCTAAAATGCTTTCCGTTGGGTTTAAATCTAAAACCCTTGAACGTACTAAATCTAAAATTAAATAACTTCTTTCGTTCATAGAATGAAAAAGCCCCAATTAGAGCCGTTACACATCTAAAAGGGGCTTTGTAGCTAATTAGCAAATATCTTTCAATCGGTAACGGTCGATTGTTTTACGCCACAAATATAATACTTTTTTTTTATTCCAACAACTGTACGGGCTTAAATGCTTCTTTTACCGCAAATAAATTTCCCTCACTTTCGTTTGGAACAATCGTAACAACCGGATAACGGGAACGGTCGCCGGGCTTTTGAGAAACTGCAAATTGTACGTTCATATCAAAGATAATTCCTTTGACGAACTTCTTTTCTTCCAATATGGCGTCGAATGTATCACGGATATTGGGTATTGTTGACGCCGTACCCTTTGTCGTGAATTGCCATACCCCGCCAACGCCACGAACCAACGGAACAATAAAAGTTACGGTTAACGTTACAATCCATCCGTCGCCGCCATTCTTAACAGCCCGGTTTGGGTGTTTTTGCGCAACGCCTGCCATTAAATCGGGATAATCCTTTGTACTATATTGACAATATTGTTTTCCGTTCCATACAAAGAACGTTTCCCCGTCGCCGTATGCAACCAATTTACCCGCATCGTCCCTATATTGATATTCTTCCCGGCATGACTTTTCCGGTTCATCATAGGCAAATACTATTTGTATTGTTTGCGGCTTCTCTCCGTATGCTTTCTTAAATAATCCTGCATATTTCCCGGTGCTTACAAAATAATCTATACTTTTAGGTAATCCCTTTTCATCTTTTACGCCAACTTTTATTTTCCCAATTATAGGTAATGATATTCTATTTATTGGTTCATTACGCATTATTCTACCTTTCATTTTTTCCTCCTTCTTTTATATATCAATTTCAGTATTCAACAAATCTTTCTTTGTCACGGGTTCCGGCTTTTTAGGCTGTTTTTCTTCGATTTTAGCCACTTTTTCTTTTTTTGGTGTAATTGTACGTTTTGCGGTTTTCTTTTCCTTGACGGGCTTGTTTTCCGCCGCTTTTGCCGTTTTTCGTGTGGTTCTCTTTACGGTCTTGGTTTTCTTTTCCTCCGGTTCCGGTTGTGGTTCGGGTTCCGGGTCTTTCTTCAAATCCTCAACGGTAACGGCTTTTTCCGGTTCCGGCTTTTTCTTTTCCGCCGGGGCTTTGCTTTTAACAAGTTCCGCCAACGTCAGCGAAACAATATTGTTTGTCAAATCCGGTTCGTTATCCAATGATATTTCCCCGGAAACCGCCGTAAATGTATTATCCCGTTTTTCGTCCTCAATTGCTGCCAACTCCAAAAGATACGGGATTTTCTTTGCGTTCGGGCTGTCTGTTTGGTCTTTCAAATTGTACGTCGGTTTCTTTCGCCAATCTTTCGGGCTAAAATTGAAAACACGGTCAATCGGAATATCCGGGAAATTTTCGTTCCACATCATCGCATATAAATGCAACTGAATTTCCGCTTCTTCGTAAAATCCTTTGCGCCCGCTTTTGAAATCCACAATTGCGTTTATGTATTCTTTTGAACCGGGCTTTGATAACATCGTACACGGTAAATCAATCATTCCGGCGTAATTATGAACGGGGTGTACCAACGCAATTTCCACGGCTAACGGTTTAACGTCATAATCCAAAACAAATTGCGCAAATGCTAATATATCCTTTTTGAAATCATCAGCGTAATAAATGAAATCGGCGGGCAATTTGTCGTTATCAATATAATCTTTCAATTTGGCTTTCAATCCGTCCAAATCATAAACCCGGTTAATTATAAGTTCTTCAAATTGGGCGTGCATAAATGTACCATACGCCGCCCGTTCTGCTTTGTATCGTTCCGCCTCGTCAATACCTTTGTCGGCAATCCATTTTATCAGAAACGGCGATTGTGGCATTGTTTGGGACAAAATTGTTGTAACTGACGGATAAAATTCCGGGGTTCCGTTGTCGTCAAACTTGTAATAATATCGGTGTCCTTTGCTGTTTAGCTGCCATACTTTATACGGCGGTTCAATCAACGCACCATCAAAAAACATTGCTGTCATTTCCTCAACCGTCATGCCCGGCACAATTTCAAAAGCCCCGTCGGGCTGTTCTATTTCGACGGCATCCAATCCGGGAACAATCTGTTGTTCATCGTTTATTTCCGGGAATTTATCGGCGGGCAATTGACCCATTGCTTCCGCCAACTTCTTAACCGCATTTACTGCGTTACCCATTGTGTTTGCAATACTTTTTTCCGGGTTTTCCGGCTGTTTCTTTTTCGCTCTCATGTTATTTGCTCTTTAATTCGTTAAACAATACATAAACCATTAATCCACACATTGCAGAAAACAAAAAATGGATATAATTCCAAAATCCGGCAATAAAACATATTACTCCGAAAATGCTAAATATCATTGCAAAAACCTTTGCTTGCCACGCATCGGAAAAGAAAACATCAACCATCTTTTCCATTTTTTCGATAAACTTCTTTTTCATGGTTTTAATCCTCCATTCCAAACAGATAATCGGCGGAACAACCGCACATTTCGCAAATTATTACTACCCATTCCGGAACAATCCTTTTGGTTGTCCCGTTGCAAAGATTTGTCATATTTACCTGCTGTGCGCTTTCGCTTGCGCCCTCAAATAAACGGGCTGCAATATCCTTTTTCAATACCTTTTTTCCGTTCGCCTCGGAACGGGCGATTGCTTCATTTACTCTTAATTTCATATTGTTTATTTTTATGGTTATTATTCTACGTGTCCGCAATGTTTGCAGGTTTTTTCCTCAAATATCGGTTCGTATTCATACGGGGTTAAATACCCATCGCCGCCGCAACATTTATAATCGGCGTCGGTAACTTCCATTTCTCCGCCACATACCGGGCAATCTCCTTTTCCGACCAATACCAAATTCAGAAATGCATCCAAATGTTCGGAACGTACAACCGAAATTCCGGTTGCTTTGATAATGCCGACAACATCAGAAACCGGAACGTCACGTTCGATACTATCAAACAAAGTGCATCCCCAAAATTTCGGGTCGTCTTGTATCATTTCCTTTTGGATTAATTGATTTACAATGATTGTTTCAACTTCTGTTGCTTTCTTTCCGGCTGCTTTCGCCAAAATGTTCAATTCTTTGTCTTTTCTGATATTCATATTATTTCGCACTATCCCCGTGCGCGGGCTTAACTTCAATGCAAAGGTGCAAATATTTCTTTAATTACCAAAGATAAATACTTTTATTTCAAATTTATTTTTGCGGGTTGTTTTGCAATTTACGGCAAACAATATATTTTTGTGGTACCGCATCAACCAAATATCGCTCTCGGTTACTGCGTAAAATTCCCCCGGTGCATATTGATTTATGACGCCGGGGGGCTTTTTATTTCTTACTCTGATAATACAACCATTTGTAAATTTCGCCGTAATATCCGGTTTCCAATACTGCTTTTCGTATGGTCTTTGCGTCGTACTCGCCAAATGTTACGTACTCATATATTGACGGGTTTTCATGCAACGCAAATTCAAATGTTATGTCAATATATGCGTCGCCGGCCTTGTTAAACGCATGGTCAATCGGTATTGGGACGTTTGTTATTCCCTCACAATAAAGAATCCGTTCCTGGAACGCCTCGCAAAGTAAATGGGAATTTCGATAACATTCTTTCGGCTTTGGCTTAATTACGTGCCGTATGTAGTCCAATTCGTAATCCTCCAATACATCAGCCGCCGGAACTATTTTAACGGGCTTTGCAGCATTAAACAAGTCTACAAAATACGCTTTTTGTCTTTCGTGCAAAGGTAATTTCAACACTAACTCCGGCAACCTTTGATAATACGTTTTTAAATTCTGCTTTCTTTCTTTGATACTCATATTGATTTTCTTTTGGTTCCGGGAACCCGCCCGGTCGGTCATTGATTTTTCAACACTGCAAAGATAGGTATTTATTTTTAATTACCAAAAGTATTTCTTTTGTTTTTATCAAATCAAAGCAAAATTTTTCTTTTTGGTTCCATAGGTAGTTATTTCCCGGAATTTTCGATTTAAGCGACTTTTATACGCCGGACGTGTAATTTATCCATTTTGAAATAAAAACGCCGTGGCGGGGCTAATTTTAGGCAAAAATAAAACCGGGCGTTTGCCCGGTCTGTTTATCTGATTTTTCTTTCTGTTACAATATATCGTGTATGCGGGCAAACATACTCGGAATATTCAGCCGCCCAAATTATGCGTGCGTCAATTATTCGCCCTCTATTGTCTTGCAACATAACCTCAAATCCCTTTTCTGTCAATGTTGGAAAACTGACGGTAATATTCTTTTCGTCAACTCCAAATTTACGGCATTTGATTGCAAATTTTTCAATCCATTTTTCCCATGAAATCGCCAATCCCTTTTTCGCATTTTCCATGTATTCGGGTTTCTCATATTTATTTGCATCATCATAAATTATTTCATTCGCCAATCCTATAACAACCTCCAAATATTTACGGACTTTTTTATATTCATACCAACGGTGCATTGTATCAAAATGATTTTTGCAAACTTTGGCACGTTCTCGGCGACTTTTTGCAGGTTCCAAAGCCTTTCGCATTGCGTCGTAATGTTTACCGTACCAATCAATCATTTTTTCAAACCAAACAACCCGGAAATCATTCATTGCAACACGCAAAGCATTTTCCAAAGGTTTGTTTATTTCGTCTTTCTTTCTTTGTTCATTCTCTATACTTTGCAATGTTTCGGTTAAATGCTTTATATTACGTTGCTCTCTTAAAACGTTATGTTCGTTTTCCGCTTTGCTATCAATTGCAGAACTCAAAGAAAAATATAAATCCCAATCCTTTGTATTTCCGCCTTTCAAGTTTAATACGCTTTCGTAATTATCTACGCTTACTTGTTTTCCGGTGTATTTCGCAACCTTTGCCAATCCTTTTTCTATACGGTTTGCATACATTGTTACACGTTCTTTGTTTTTCTCCAAACGCTTGTTTGCTGTTTCAATCTGTTTTTGAATTTGATTAATTGTTGCCATATTATTACAATTTATATTCCGGGAACCCGCCCGGTCGGATATTATTTATTATAGAATGAAATTTTGATACCACGACGCAATTTACAAACGGTTTTATCGTCTTTACCATTGAACGCACGACGCAACATTTTGTTTGCCATTTCAACGCCAACTAATTCAATTAATCCTTTTACGCCGACCAACTTGTTTACTTTTTTACCGTCAACTATGCCGTTAACCTTGATACGGAAATTACGATTAATTTCTTTTGTTGTGTATAATAAACCGTTGTAAATTGTTGTTGCCATTTTGATTTTCTTTTAATTGTTCGGGGTAAACGCCCCGTCGTTGTTGTTTGACAATGCAAATATACAACCTTTATTTTAATTACCAAAAGAATTTCTTTTTATTTTATCGGAAAATGGCAAAAAATTCTGTTTTTGGTTCAAAAGATAGTTATTTTGGTCGAATTTTCGATTTAAGCCACTTTTTCGGGCGAAATGTGTAATTTATCCATCCGGGAAAGAAAAGCCCGCTACGGGGCTAAAAATGGGCAAAACTAAAAAAGCCGGGGAAAACCCGGCTAATCCTTAAAAACAATCTTATAAATGGAATGAAAAAGTATTTGATACAAAAATACTCATTTTTCAATCTCAATATATTCAACCCCGATAATTTTTGTATGTGGGTTTTTACTGATAATGTCAATTTCCCGGTTCTTTACTTTGTTTGTTTTCCAAAGGAACCCCAAAAAACGTTTATATTGTACGGTCACCGCAATTAAAATGCTGTCCCGGTTTATAAATGTTCCGGTAAACGTTCCGTCCGGGGTCGTGCATCCGTTTAAGGAAAACCACGGGTCGGAAATATCAACGCATTTCAGAACGGTTGTTGTCGTATCTCCGGGCAAATAAACAATGCTATCCCGGACGGTTCCCCGTAATTGGGTTATTGTTTCCATTTGCGCCGTTGTTACCGCCCCCAATTCCCGGTTCTTTGTTTGCAGGGTTTTTATTAGTTCTGCATCGCTCGCCCGGTATTTTTCAAACTCTGACAATTTCAGTTCCAAAACCCCAACTTTGGCGGCGTTCAAACTATCTTTCGTTTGGTATCGGGAAACTTCCTGCAATAACGTTTCCGTGTTGGTTCTGTATTTGTCCCTTTCCCCGGTCAACGTATTAATCCGGGAACGTTGCACCCATATAGTGACAACGGCGGCAACCGCCAAAGCAATTGCCGCTATTATTAAATATTTTTTCATAAGATACGTTTTATTGTATTGTAATGTACTTTGGCGATACGCTCACGCCCTGCGTCCGACATCATAAAACGGCAATCTTTCTCCGTGTCCATGAAAAAGTTTTCGGATAATACCGCCGGGCAAACCGTATGTTTCAGTATATAAAATTGGCTTTCTTTGTCCGGGTCGCCGTCCACATAATCAAAACGCATTTTCCAACCATCCGGGGCAAACTCTTTTTCCGCCTCCTTACAAAGAACGGTTGCGATTGCATCCGCTTTCGTTTGTCCTACGCTTGTATAACATTCCCACCCGGTGCCGCCTCCGGCGTTCCCGTGAACGCTAAACAAAACGGCGTTGTTGCCGCAATCTGCATGGATAACGTTTGCACGTCGGCAACGTTCCGGTAATGATACGTCGTTGTCCTCCGGTACCAAAATTTCAAACTTTATTCCCTCCGCTTTCAACATCGCCGCAATACGGCGTACAATGTCACGGTTAAACTCCCATTCAAACAATTGGGAACCGTCTCCCCAAATGGGGGAACGTTTTCCGGGGGTCTGCGAACCATGCCCGTTTTCAAGAATTATTGTTTTTTGATTCATAGAATAAAATGTTTTTATATGGTTTGTTTTTATTTATATATTTTCTTATTGTAACCCTGCTTATACTTGTTTTTTCTTCTGCTATTCTCATGGAACCATATTTTGTTTTTTCATTTGTAATTGTATTATACGCAATTACTCCTATTGATTTATTATGTTTTTCCCCTCTCTTTCCTAACCATGATTTAACCGGATTCCTTTTTAGAACTCTGAAAGAATGAAATTGGTTTTCGCTATGGGTTACATATTCCAAATTATTAATGTTGTTATTTTCTTTATTCCCGTCTTTATGATTTACTTCCAATTTAGAATTACCAACAAATGTTTTCATTACCAATCTATGCAGTAATATTTGTTCATTTTTCCCATTTTTAGATAATGTTACAAAGCAATATCCGTTATTATATTTGCTTATTTTTATAAATCTATCATTATGCAATAAACGTGTATTTCCTCTTACAACTATTTGTCTGCTCAATGATTTAACATGCCCATAATTACTAATTTGATAATACCCATCATATCCGGGAACATCTTTCCAAATCTCATTTTCCATAATTGCCAACTTTTAAGAACTGCCAACAAATAAGAAACGGGGACGGGCTGTTGGCTTGCCCTTTCGGTCGGTTAATTACTCCGCCTATCCCCGTTGCAAATATAATTATTTATTTACTCATTTTCGTTTTCTCCTTTCTTTTTATTGTTTTTGTCGGGGTCGTCCCCAAATTCTTTTTCCAATCTGCCAATTATCGGTTGCAAATGCGACGGCAAAACCCTTGTAAACTCCAAACGGATAACATGGTAAATAATACGTAATGCCAAATTCCGGGGGTACGCAATAATCAGATTGCGGAACGCATTTTGCAAATACACATACATAAACACGTATGTTAGTGATTTTACCACGATAACCGCCGCATTTTCATCGCCGCAATTTTTCATTATTACAAAAATCGCCTCCACGATAAACAGATACAACAGAAATTCGCACAATGCGTTTTTGAACTTACGGAACGAAAAGTTTTTGCATCGCACAATCGCCACGCCGTCCGCCCTCATTCCCGCCCAAATGTTGAACGCAAACATTACTACTAACGCACAAATAAAACCCTTTGTCGGGGTTAAATACCCAAATAACGGGCTAACCGTTGAAACGGCGATTATACGCCATTGTTCCCAATTAAATATTCTTTCCATATAACTTATTATTGTTCATTGTGTCTTATTGAAAAAAGTTTTATATAACTTTCATACGGGATTAATATCTCTGTTCTTGCTTTTATATAGTCTATAACATTTTCCAAATCTTGTATTGTCCACAAATCGTCTATTTCATAACTATGGGCATAAACGGAAACAACCCCGTTTTGCGAAACCGCATCATCTATAATTGTTAAATTATCTTTTAATGTTGCTAAACTAATACGCCATAAATCATACGATTTTAAATTTTGCGTTTGAACTTGTCCTTCTGTTATATTACCTTTATAAGTAGTAAAACCATAATCAAAATAATCATACACCAATGGGTGTAAATCTTCTTTTAATTGCGAATTCGGGGTTACCCAACCATTACATATTATTCCCATATATTCAATAATTTTTTTACCATTAATAAAAGCCGTTTTTGCTTGTTCTTCTGTTGCGTTATTTAATGGAGTTGTACCGTGTGCCAATATTTCAAAACCCTCTTTATAATATTCTATATATCTATTATTTGCAGTTATTGGCGCAAATCCACATTTAATTCCTTTTTCATCAAACACACTTTTTACTAATGTATCATTTGCAACCCCATCATCAAAAGAAAAGTTTACAGAATGACGTTCTTTTTTTAATAGATAATTTTTTGTTAAATCATTACCATCATTTTTAGTGAAATTAAATACCTCAATTGGCATCCTATCACTAATAATAAGATATGACAAACCTAATACGGTATCATTTGTTGTGGCACGGGCAAATTTTACATTATCGTCGTCAACTATATAATAATTAATGCCCATTACTCCCGGAATTGTAGAACTAGGCAAAAAGCCTTTTATAAAATTTTTATTTTCATCATATAGTGAAATTGCATACACATTTACAGAACCATAAGAATATGATAAAATAATATTCCCTTTTTTTACTTCTATAAAATTTGAAGTATGGTAGCCCACTTGATTTATAAATTCGTTATTATTTGAACTTACAAACCCTTTTATTGGAAATGAAACACTCCCAAATTCTTTGTACCATAACCCGTTTTCTACGTAACAATTTTTGGAAAATATTAATAGTGGATTAGCGTTTATATTATCTACTATTAGACCGCCATCATTCTTATTAATGTATGCTGAATTAAATGTTATAATACATTTCTTTATACCATTTCTTATTTCAACATCAAATATAGCATTTCCCGTCGGATTAATTATGTTTACATTATTTACATTGTATTCAAATTCAACTTCCCATACATCATTTTTTAAAACGCTTGTACGTATGTTAAATGTATTGTTGTTTTGTCTGCCATTCCAAACAACATACAATGCTCTTTTTTCGTTACTATCACAATTATAAAATTTAATATCAACTATTGAATTATATGCTCGTCCCTTATAGCCATATATATCATATATGTCAAACTCTGTTTGCGTATCATACCATACGAAGTTTTTATTGTTTATTTGTACATCTTTATATACTAATAAATTATCAGAATTACGATAACATATCCTTAGTTTTCCACTCTTTTTTGCAGTAAAAACGAATTCTTTTAGCTTTGGGTTTTCTGCGTTACATTCTGAAAATATTATTGAGCCGTTTCCTTCAATAAATGATAAAAACATTATATTATCATATTGTCCTCCTATTGGGCATAATATATAATATTTATTATTTTCTAACACATCAAAATAAGCAACGTTATAAGCATTTTTTAATGCTTCGTCATTTTCTTCTAATTCCCCATTTGAACGTATTAATTTATTTTCTTCTATCAAAGTTGGTTCCAACGGTGTATATGAAAATAAGTTCCTAAATTCTTTTTTGTTTGCTAAATAAACATCATTGTAATATAATTGTCTTGAACGTTTATCAACATTTAAAGCTAATGCAATCCCGGTTGCTTTTTTTTCCCATGTGTTATTTTTATTTTGCAGAATTACAACTTCATTATTTACTTCAATTCCTCCAAAATTAACATATTGTCCTTCAGTGGTAGCAAAATAAAATATATTTTCATCGGGTGTACCTGGATTTGTATCGGGCGTTGCTATTCCTGCAAATGTTGCGTTATTACCTACCGTTGAAATAATATTCAATAAAGTATTTTGCAATATTGCCCCGGTAATTTCTTGATTCCCGTTTGTTTTAATAACATCGGAAACCGCTTGTTTTAATTGTTTGTAATTTCCCATAATCTAATTAATTTAATTGTTCTTGAAATCATTATTGAAATCTCCGTTAAAATCTCCTTTGTTTGCTGTTGTAATATACCCACGTCCTATTTTCTTGACGACGGTATTTGTTTTAAACTCAATTTCCACGCTTGCCAAATCTCCCTGCGTTTGCCATTTTGGGGTAATTAAAAACGTGTCGCAATCGTATTCCCTGCCGTATTTATCCGTTATATGAATGTAATCTGCCATACGGATAAAACGCATAACGTCGCAAAGAAATTCCGGTGCCAATATCGTACATTTAAACGTTTTGACTGATATTTGTTTTTCCGGAAAAAAATACCCGTCCCGTTCTTCGCCATCCTCTTCAAATTCATAATCCGGCTTTCCCAACTCTGTACAAAGGTACAACGTATTTTTGAAATCCGGGTTTTTATATACTATTTGCCCGGCATCAAATACCAAATTTTCCATGTCCCACCATTCAATTTTAAGGTACCCGGAAACATCTTGTACGACGGTAAACATTTCTGAATACCACGTTTGTACGCCATCAGATAACCGCAAATAATAAATTCCGTCAAACTGATTTAACGGCATGGGTAATATTGCCGGGTATAATATTACATCATATCCCAACGACTGAAACCGGACAACTTGCAATCCGGTTTCCCTCATGTATGTTGTTATATTTGCAATTTGTTTTCCGGTTTTATCATATAGAATAACAGACGTAACAGAATTTGAACGGGTATTTCTTATTATCTGAAACGGCAATAATCTATCAGCCGGTGCGAACAATGGGTATATTTGCCCGTATGCGTAACTTTTACGGTGGTTCTGCTGCTCTATTGACGTGTACCACGGCAATACGCTTATATTGTTATTCTGTATCATATTTCAACGTTGCTTTAATGTCTCGACTACACAAATTTACTGAAAGTTTATCAACTTGACCGTTACCGATATATGTTTTAACTAACTGCATCGGGTTTGGGTCTGTGGTTCCTGCCGGGAAATTCAATGTTTGTTTCTTTTTACGTTCCAATCCTCCCATAGCATAATATGGGGAATTATTTATTTTGAAATTCCGTGCGGGCATATCATAAACCCAATATGTCGGTTGTATATTGATAAACGCTAAATATCCATTTTGCAAAAAATATTCTACGCCATCAACGGTTTGTCTTATGAAAGGCAATTCCAATTGTCCGCCGCCGGACGGCGTAACTGCTGCAAACAATGCGAATCCATCGGAACTAATTGCACCGGGGTTTAACAACATCAAATCAATATCGGACGTAAAATTGGAAATATTTATTTCTTCTATCTTTCCGGCTGTTACATATTTGGACGTAATTTCTATTGGTAAACCCTCAAATGGTGTTGTTACATCATCCATCCACTCAAATTGATAACGTTCCGGCATTTCTACTTTGTCAAATGAATATTCAGACGTTGCAAAAGCTAATTTTTTGCCGTTCCTAACGTTTTCTAATTGTGTTAAATCATAATCAATAATCGGGTTATATCCATACGAACCGCCATTTCTAAACCAACTTACCTGTTCAATTTTAAATTTTCCGTCCTCAATATACCAATAACATTTGTAAATATCCCGTAACATCGTCATAATCTGTTGTAATGTAATCGGGGCTTTTTGCGCCGGGGTTTTATATTCGCCATTAATGATATTACTTTTCTGACTTATTAGCAACTTAAATGACTGCCCGGAAATAGGATTGTTTGTGTTATAAAGAAATTGGCTGTATTCCGGCGTCGCTTCATGCGTTATTCCGGGCGCAAATTCTTTTAATAGCACATTGATACATGACGACAATGTAAACGCATCACGCAAAGTATATGCTTTTCGGGCTTTTTCCTCTAATATCCAATCCATCAGATAAAACCCAAACCATAACGACGCATAACGCCACGTTGACCGGGCGATTGGATAAAACGTTTGTCCATATATGGAATAAGGCGGCGCAAAATACTTTCCAATGCCGGCTAATCCCCACTCGGTCGGCGTATCTGAAAAATTTTTAGATATAAATGCCACGTCGATTGCGTAACCAATTGCCCGGCGGTAATTTCTATTATTATCTACAATATCATCGGACGGCAACGGGTATGTATCTAAATCGTCTATTTTATCAACATCAACCAAATATCGGGCGTATATATTATAACTTTTCATATCGGCGTGCATCGTACCCGTTGCTCCGGAACCCTCAACGGCGGTTAAATCAAATTCCAACGTATCAAAAGGTTCTTGCGTTATCTTTGTAAACCGGAACATTGCCACATCATCAGAACGGCGGCGTATCTCAACACCTGCTAGCCCAATAGGTAGCCCACCCGCAACTAGTTTTTGTGCAATATGGATATAATAATTTACATTTAATTCCGGGTATAAATCTCCCATAAATTCATCAGGACTTACACCCGTCGACATCCGCCCAGTATAAAGCCCGGATATTACCGCCGGGGAACCGTGCGACGTAATTTGTATTTCTTTCAAAATATTACATAGTGCAAAATGATAGGTTTGTATTAATGCGTTTTGGTCAGTCGTGGCGTTTGCGTCTTGTTCCCAATTCGTGCCGCCCAAAAAGCACGAAACAATACTATCTCCGGGAACGTATATTTGTATCAATGGGCGTTTTCTTATTGTAAGAAATTCGATTTGTGGGGCCAACTCAATTAAATTGTATTCCTTTTCCAATCCTGCCAAAACGTCGTTGTATTGGTCTATTGTTTCCGGCTGTACCGTAACCAATTTATCATCATCATTAAACGTACAATCCGTTTTCATAAACTTTGCTTTATAGTATTGATTGTATGTTTGTCCCCAATCATCGCTTTTTTCGATATATAGGAAAAATTCAGAATCAAACGGGGCGTCATTGATAATATCGTAATCAGCACGGACAAAGTTTATTTTACCGGACAATTTAGCCCGGTAAAACCTTTGATTTGTTTCCAACTCATAATCCAACGTTAAATCATCCTTATAATTGGGGCAGACGGTTTGTTTGGTTCCGTCCTCCCCTATCTGCAAAAAGAATCTATATTTTGGTGTCATAGTCTTTTTATTTTACGTTTCAAATTCTTGTAACTTTCAATCGTATTTCCGTCGCCATCCACGTAAACCCGTCGTCGGTTCTGTTCCTTAATTTCCCTTACATCATCCGACAAATTGCGTAAATCCGGGCTTTGTCCGGTAACGTTTAACGTCAAACCGTCGCCGTCTGAATAGGATTTTAAATACTTATGTGCAAACGTACCATTGTTTAGCGAATTGATAACGTCCGGTATTATCTTTCTGAAACGGCGTGAACTTCGTTTATTTATCACGGCGAAAAATTCGCCTCCCTCGGCACGCCGGCGGGTTCCGTCCGGTTTCGTTCCTAAATCAATATCATTTCCGCTTTGGTGCGAACCGCCCTCCAAAAGTTCAACGGTACCGTCGCCGTATGTTTCCGTTCCTCCGGTTCCTCCGGTCTGTTTTGCCAATTGCGCCGCCTTGATTTTAGACGCTGCAAAACTCGCCCACATTACGGCAATTGCAGGTATTGCAAACGGGAAACCTAATTGCGACCATATCAGCGCCGTTGCTGTTACCATGTTTCCGATTTGCTGCAATGTTTGTATTGCTGCCTGCTGTTTTTGCGCTTTCTGTTGTTCTTTCAACGCTTTTTCTTGGTTTTTCTTTGCCAAATCCAACTCCTTTTGCGCTTGTACAACATTATTGGCGTACCCGTTTGCCCTTGCTTCCAATTCTGCATCCAACGCCGATTGTGCGGCGGAAACCTCTTTATCCGCTTGCTCAACGGCTGCATCTGCTGCGGCAACACGTGCCGCCGTGAATGTATTTAACGCATCCAATGCGTATTGCATAGACGTATTAATTGCCTCTTTTTGGTCGTCGTCCAAATTAAGCCCAAACAAACCGTAAATGTCTGTTCCTCGTTCCTCCCCTTTGGATTGCTCAATTTCTTGGTCTATTTTTTTAATAGTGTTTTGAATTGTTTGTACCTCAACATCAGACAATTTATTGGCGGCTTGCTGATTTAATTCTAAAACCTTTTGCAAACGTTCCTTTTCTGCTTGCAAACGGAATTGAGTTTTCCGGGCTTCTGAATTTCTCAACAAATCAAACTCCGATTGTGCCAACGCTTGTTGTTGGTCGAATATCTGTAATTGCGCTTGCAAATATTCGTCCGCAATTCCGGCTCCCTTTGCGTCAAAACTTGCATTAATCGCCCCGGCGTCCTGCTGTTGCCCGGTCGGTTTCTGTTGGTTCTGTAATAATGCGGTTTGTTTTTCGTTTTCCAACAACTGCATCCGCAATTGTCTTTCCTGCTCGCTTCCCTCTTTGACTGCTTGCAAACGTAATTCAATGCTTTCTTTCTGCAACGCCAATTCCTGCAATTGTCGGTCTTGTTCGATTTTCAATAATGCCTCGGTTTGTTGCTGTTCCAACGCCGTAATTGTGGCGTTTATCGCTTGGCGTCCGGTTTCGTTCAAATCCTTTTCGGTCTGCAATTGGTGTTGTAAATCCTCAATTTGGCGGGAATACTGATATTGCGTTTGTTGGCGACGCTTTGCCCATTCGTCGGTTTCCAACTGCAATTGTGCATCCTGCAATTTTCGGGTTGCTTCCAAATTCTTTTTATATGCCGCCTCAATTTGTTTTGCTTGCTGTTCTGCTGCCTTTTCCGCATCGCTTTTACCCCTCGGCGTTACGGTTGGGTTCTGTGTTGTTACGGGTTTGTTCCCGGCCGGTTCTTTTGGCGTATCTCCTACGGAAACGGGGATTGTTATCGGCTTTATTTTCTTTTGCATATCATCCAACCCCTCTTTGAAATTTTGGGTAATGTCCTTTACTTGTGCTTTTACCAAATTTCCGTATGCGGCTGCATAATCTGACAACCCTTTTTTAACGTCGTCAAAATCCAACGTAAACGCTCCCTTTAATGCGGTTCCGGTTGCTTTGACAATATCAATAAAGAATCCAAACAAATTTCCCAACGTGTCAAATGTGGTTTTAAATCCGGCAACTATACCGTTCCAAATGGCACGTATCAAAACACTTTCATTGTACAACTCAATAAAGTAATTGACAACATCAATAACCCCTTTTATTATCGCCGTCAATCCTTGGTTAACAAAAACTTTTGCCTGCGTTGTCAACGTTTCAAAATTCCCTCCGGTTGCGTCAAACAACCCGGATAATGCGTTTTGCAACTCAATTTGGCTTTGCAATTGTTCCTCCTGCAATTGCGCCAAAACTCCGGCTTTCCCTTTTACTTCATCCATGTTTGTTGAAATATCTTTCAACGTGCGCAAATACTGCAATCCGGCGTCCTCTCCGGGCCCCCCGAATATATCTGCAATTGCAGCCCCGACCGTTGCCGCATTATCCGGCAATTCTGCCAATTTTGCGGAAACGTCTTGTATAACATCGAACGTTGTTTTGGTTCCGGTCTGCAAATCTTTTTGAACTTGTTCCGACGAAATACCGATACCGTCCAAAGCCGCCGCCGTCGCCGTCGTCATTTCACGCAAACGCAAATTTGCCTCCTTAATTGCGTCAACGCCTTTGTCTGAAAAGATACCCATTTTGTTTGTTTGGGTAACAATTGCAACAAATTGGTCTGCTGATATTCCCGCCTCTTTGAAATATGCCGGGTATTCTTTCAACGTGTCTAAAAATTCCCCGTTCGCATCGCCTCCGGCTAAAAACCCATCCTTAACCAATTGCAATGCCTCATTTGCAGAAATACCAAATTGTTTTGATAATGCGTTTGTTGCAATCAATGTTTCCCGGAAATCTGCGTTGAATGAATCGGCGACGGCTTGCACCTCATTTCTAAACGCTTTCAAATCATCGCCACTTTTCCCGGTAAATTGTTGCGTCAATCTCGTTGCCTCAACTAACCCGGCGTTATAATCGTACCACCATTTAAACGCCGCACCCGCCGCCGTAATTCCGGCAATCGCCAAAAAAACCGGGTTTGAAAGTAATCCCAACAAAGTTTTTCCCAATGCTTTTGCCCCGTCGCCAATAGCTGTAAAAACGGCTTTACTTTCAGCCCCGCCACGTCCTAACGCCAAAAGACTTTCGCCAAATGCGCTATTTAAACCTAACGTTTCTTTTAATTTGTCGCCATACGCAATTATTGCGTCGGACGCCTCCGTATAATTTCCGACGTTCAATTGAAATTTTCCGGTTGCCTCCTGCAAACGTTTCATTTCTTCGTATATTTCTTTGGTTTGTGCAACCAATTTTCGCCCCTCCTCGGTGTTTTCCCGTTCGGCTTTAGTCATGTTGTTTAAATAAATCTTATTCAATGAATATTGCGCCGATAAACGGTTATAACTACCCTCGGCGGATTGATTTATTTTCACAATCAGTTTATTAATTTGGTTCGCTTCCTGCTGTGCCAATTTTAACTCGGCTAACTTTTTGGCGTTCTCGCTTTCTGCAAACGCCAAATCACGTTGCGCACGTGCCAAACGTTCGGCATCGTCTGCGGCTTTTTTGGTTGTCTTTCGCCCGTCCTCCGTTGCGCCGGAAACCTTTTTCAGAATCTCCGCCAATTGTATTGCCTCGGCTTTGATATTTTTCAGCGCATTTGTATATGTGGCCGAAAGTTCATCCAATTGTTTTATCAAATCTGTAATCGAATTATCCGGGCTTATTAAATCCGAATATTTGATTGGGTTGTTATTATCTGCCATACGCCGATTATTAAGTTATTTACGGGAAATTCCCCGTCTGTTGCATTTTCTTTTCTCAAACGTGTAATTTATCGCCTAAAAATAAAAACGCCGGAAATCGCCTTATTTTACCTTTTTTTGCTTGTTTGCTTTTTTGGCTTGTTCCTTGATATACTCAAATGCGTTGTAATATTCCAAAACGGTAAATTTCTTTGGGTCAACATGCAAATTTTGGGACAATATCAAACACATATTTTCAAATTGTCTGTCATTCCTAATTTCCACGCTTTCCGACCCGGTAAACGTCTGCGGGTTGAAATAGGTTATCAACTCCGCCGTAATGTCGTCAATCTCTTTTGCGTCCGCCTCGGTTGCCCGACCGTCTATTATTGTGCGTAATACAACAATCGTTCTTTGTTTCAATTTATCGTAATACTCTTTCAATGTCGCATCATCGAACAACCGGGGAAAATACAAACGCAATTCATCGTCTATTTTTTTTTTAACCGCTTCCAAATGGGCGGTTATCTCTGAATTTGCAACGTCTTTAAAAAGACTCATTGTTTGTTGCAATCCATCATCTGACAAATCATTTCGGGGTTTACCATTTATTGATTTAACCAACACGGCAAAAGCCAAATGCCGGGGGGAAACCTCGGATTGAATGAAATATATGTTTTGGCGCATATTTTCCAACTCAACGGTTGCCATGTTTGGCGTTGGGCTGTTCAAATAACGTATTACTTTTTCAATATGCCGGTCTAAATCCGACAAATCGGAACCAACCCCGGCGTCAACCAAAAGCATTTTGTTATACTTGTGGAAACGCATAATTGGCAAATCCTCGATTGAATCATACAACTCAACGTTCATTCCTTTTATTTGTACATTCTTCATAATAAAACACGTGTTATCATTGTACTACAAAAGGGAACGCCCAAAAATGAGAGGTTCCCGGTAAATATCAACGCAAAGAAACAAATCAAAACGCACGTCCACCACGACAAACAGAAATCGCAATTAAACATCTTTGAAAAGAAATCGTTCCCGTGAATCTGTACCCATTCAATGACGCCCCATTTGCGTAATAACGTCAGCACAAAAGCCGCTATTAATGCGACAACAATAATGTTATAAATAAAATGTTCCATATCCTACAATTTACATGTTTCTCCAATACTCAATTCGCCCTCAAACCGGAATCCGCCGAACGGGTGCATTAAAAATTGGTTTTCTATTTCATCCAACGAAAAGCCCCGGTAAATGTTTTCCGCCAATTCGTACACTTTGTTTATTCTGTAACTTCCATTTCGCACCAAAAAACCGCCGTTCAAAACGTCCAATATTTGCCGCTTCAAATCCTCTTTGTTGCGTGTGCTTGCATCGTTGTATATCTTTCTGTAATCAAACCAAAAGATAATCGAAAACGCCGTTTTTATGCCAATATCAACTCCGGGTTCCCAACTGATATTTTGCGGGTCGTCAACCCAAAAGAAACAGAAATTACCAATACCCGCATCGGGGCAAACTTCCATATATTCGTTTTTCCCGGAATACACGTTTGGCGTATAATATCGCTTTTGGTTCCCGTTGTATTTAACAAGTCTTTCCGCCCTGCCAAATGCAAAATCCAACCACGGCAAATTATCAACCAATCCGTTTTGCATGTTTCCAATTATCCGGTCTAACAATTCCGGGTTGTCAATAACCGGGGCTTTTACATTATTTGCCATAAATTTGTTTTTTTGTTTCTGCCATTAAATCCGGGAAAATATATTTCCAAATCAATATTGAAATATTTTCGTCGGTTAAACCCAATATTTGACGACCGTATTTTTTTATTAAATCCTCTGTTTTAAAGTCAGACGCTTTAATTTCAAATTGTTTGTCGCCAACCTCTAAATAAAAACTACTTTCAAAATCTCCCTCATCCCGTAACGTTACCCGGTTTGTCGGCTGTCCCTTAGCCTCTTTAATTGCGATTGTTACGGGGCTGTATGGTGCATAATCCGAAATTTCGACGCCCAAACGGTTAATACCTTGTTCAAACAATTGTTCCTCGGCGTTCAAATCAACTATATATGCCTCATTGTCCCATATAATGTTTTGTATTATCCGCCCGGACGTCAAAGCCTCGTTGAAATCCGCAACCCTTTTTCGCAAATCGGTTATCCGTTTCATAAATACAACTTTTACATGAAATTATATACAACTTTCCCTTTGAATTATATAATTACACGGTTCTGTATCTTACCCCACGGTTATTGCAGGCTAAACAGATACGGTCTAACCCTTGCGTATCTATTTGCAACGCCTCATAAGACTTTTTAAGGTCGTAACCTAAACCGCCGGGACGAACGCCGGACGTGTTGCCGTCCAACTCATACAAAATATCCATCCGGGTTGCGTTTGATTGATTGCGGTTAACCCTTACGTTGGGGTTCATTGCCAACGTCCGCAATGCAATTGCAGCAACTTGTCTTTGTATTACCGTTTGGAAAATCTGCCTTTGGGAAATAATGAAATCCGTTAAATCGCATCCAATAGTAATTTCGCAATTCAGCCCGTAATTTTGGGTTCGTGTGTACATCGTGTATGCAATATCCCACAACTCCGGGTATTCTGCGAACGTTTCCGGCGCATTATACATAAACGGCGTTACTTGCAAATACTTTGTCAATTCTCGCCAAACCTCAACGGAACCAATGTTGCACGTTCCGCACGGCTCCCGGCTCCAATCCTTTGATACGTTAATTGCTTCCATTCCGGCGGGTAATTCGTCTTGATTGTAGCAAAGGAACCACGACCCCCCGGCGTTGTTCTTGTCGCTTATATACGGCAAATAACAATCATTTAACGGGAACCACTGAAAACCGCCATTTGTAACGGTAAAATTCAAATCAAAAGTCTTTATTGGGTCTATCTGCGACGAATGAAACAAATACATTCTAACAACCCCGGTTCCCCCGGTCATTTGCAAACCTATCTTTTCAATTTTCGCCGTCACTCCCATTGCACGAACCGGGACAATTTCAAATCCTACCAACTTATGATTGTTTTGCAACGTCGCCCGTATGCGTCCGGCACCATCAAAGAACGTTTTTCGCTCCAACAAATTACGTGTTTCTTTATCCAACTGCTTAATCTGTGTAAACGTCTGTATTGCGGTCGCAATTCCGTTTCGGGTCATTCTCTCCAAAAAGTCCGTCAACATATTATACGGTTTCCAATATGGGTTTCCGTAATCCTCCCGGCTGTAATCATTATTAAAATCGCTTGCCGTTGGTTCCTCTCCGGTGTTGTCAATTTTAGCAATCCAAACAATACCGTTATGGCTCACTTTCTGCCCGGCTTTGTACGGCAACATCATGTTCCATTCCGGGTATTGCAGCCCCCAATCATCCGGCATAATCGCCGCCATATTATCCAACGTCAAAAGCGGGTGCGCACCTTGAAAATACAACCCACTTTCCGTCTGCGTTAAATTGTCGTCTATCGCCTTTGCCGGGTCGTATGATTGCTCCCACCCGCACACATTTTTTAACGCTTCGCATATTTCATTTATTCTTATCATAAAAACGCCCATTTATTTCCCATATTAGGAATTAAGATTGCAATAAAAAGGGGGCGGGGATAACCACCCCGTCCCCTCGGTTAAATAATTTCTTATGCTCCGGCTTATGCGCCTACACCTCCGGCGGGAAATTCCCCGGCGTTGGTTACATATACAGGCATACCCAAAGGTACATTTCCCGCACGTGCTGCAATCTGCGCTTTGATAATCGGATTTGCAACGGTTGTTGGGTTGCTGTTGTAAGCAATTACAAACGCAACGTCTGCGCTAAATCCAAAATATTCTTTCACGTTGCACGTCATATCGGCACTCGCTGCGCCTGCTGTCTGTGACTGGTCGCCAACTGCTGTGTAATAGTGCGAACCAACGGGCAAATCAATGTACGGCAAACGTACAACGTCCCATTCGTGGAAATTCGCACGGGTGCGGTTCAACGCCTCACGGTCAACACGTGTTAAAACGCCAACGTTACCATCCTCTACGGCAAAGAATGTGCCGTTTTTGCTAGCTTCATTTACGACGTTGTTTGTATAATGGAACACTTTATTTTCGTATTCCATACGCTTGTTTACGTCGTTATAAATACCGTGCTGTGCCAATTTTTTAATAAGGCTGTCAATTCCGGCGTTACCTACGACGTGAACCAAACCCGGATAACAATTTGCACGCATAATCGGGTTAATATCGCCCATAATTTCGGTTGCCATCTGCGTTGGAACCTCAATAACGTTTGCAACGAAATTGTAATTCAACTTGTCTTTCAATACTTGGGTTTTTCCTGCCTCCAACGCTGCAACGGCTGCTTGGTCTAACGAATTTGCAAACGCTCTGCAAACCTTTTCCATTTTGCGGTTGAAATCGTGGTCATACGAAATTTCGTTGTTCATATACAACGTTGGCACCATTGTAAAGCCGACGGAATATGTCGCCCAAACCACGGTATAAAGTGCGGACGTGTTTTCATCGTCCGGGATAACACACGTACGAACGTTGCTAACCGTAACGTCGCCATCGTAATTGATAACCGGAACTTGTACCGTATTTCCGATTGAGGCAAACGCACGTTCACGCAATTTCGGGGACAAAATGGAATTTCCGGCGTTGGTCTGTTCAATGAAAAAATCCAATGCGCCATACTCGCACGGGCGGGTCATATTACGGTCTAACTCCGGGTTTTCTACTCGCCAATTCTGTAATCTTGTTGCAATTAAACTCATAGTCTTTTTATTTTAATTTGTTATTATGCGGGTTTACCCATTACCCGGTTATCTCTCCGGCAATTTGTTAATACTATTTTCCTGCCAAACCTTTCTCATATCTTCGTCAAACTCTTTGGAACCTACCGTTTTACCTTGCGCCATCAATTGTTTTGTAATAAGTTCGTACGCCTCTGATTGCGTTTTGGCTCCGCTTACGTCCAATGTAATTCCGCCGCCTCCGGCACCGCCTGCGGGCTTATTTGTGCCGCCTCCTGGCTGTTGTCTTTGCTGCTCCAATACTCCCATCGTTTCCAATTCTTTTGTCAGCAACTCGGCGGGCGTGAATGGGTTCAACTGATTGTTTGGATTGCGCATAATTGCGCCGCTTGCATCTTTGAACGCCAAAACCGTTCCGCCGTTTCCGTCGTCTATATATTCCGGGTTCATGCCTTTTACTTTTTCGGTCGCCTGCGTCAAAATAACCTTTGTTACGCTTTCCGGGAATCCTGCTTTGAATTTAAGCCCGGCGGCGGCTGTCTGCAATGCGTTGTCAATTCTTACTCCGAACAATTCTTTTTCGTGGTTTGCCTTTTCTGCCTCATACTTGGTTGTCAACTCGGTAAACTGCGTTGTCACGTTCTGCAAATCTGCTTTTGCCTGCTTCAATGCTTTCACGGTTTCCGCATCTGCCGCACCATCGGCAATTGCCTTTTCCAAACGGGCTCTTTCCTTGGTCAATGAATCAATCTGCGATTGCAGCCCGGTTGCGCCATCGGCTTTTGTTTTCATTTCCCCCATTACACGTTTTGCGTAATCATACGTTTTTTCGGTTCCATTTTTAGCGATACCGGAAACCGCCAAAATATCGGCATCCAAAGCCCCGTAAATTTCGCCCGTTTTCTTGGCAATAACGCTGTTTTCGTCATTCTGCGATAATGTTGTTATCGCTGTAATCTGTTCGTCAGACAATCCCGACAAAGCCGCATTTGCAACTAAAATTTCTCTCGTTAACATAATATTCTTACCCTTTGAATTAATTAAGTGCGATTGCTTCTACTTCTCCGCTGTTTGCGTTAATAATATCAATTGTGTATTTTGGGGAATTCCCGGTTGTGTCAACCAACCAACTAACAACACGTGCATGGCTGATTTTCTTTTCAACCTCTTTTGTTACCAAAATAACGTCTGTAATTGTTCCGCCCTCAATACATTTAATCAACTTTTTCTTTGTGTCGCCGTCCAATGCTGCGGCGGTTGTGGTTACTTCAATAACCAAATTGTCTTGCTGTGCAATCTGTGCCATATTCGTAATTTTTAATGGTTAAACATTCTCGTTGTTTTCCGGGCTATCGCCTGCCGCTTCCTCTGCTTCTGCTGTTTTTTCGGCTTTTGGTTTTCGTCCGGCTTTCTTTGGTTCTGCTGGGATAACTCCGGCGGCTGTCAGTTCTGCAATAATTTCGGCTTTCATTTGTTCACGTTCTGCCGCCTTTGCTTCTGCTGCCGCCTTTGCTGCTGCTTCTGCCTTTGCTCGTTTGCTGGCTTCAATCTTTTCTTTGTTCGCTGCCTTCCAAACGTTCGGGTCGTGCATAATGTCAACTTTATAACCCATTTTTCGCAAATTGTGCAATCCGAATGCTTCAAAGAACTTTTTTCCGAAAACCTGCATACGTGGTCGTGAAATTCTTTCGCCCGTTTCTTGGTTGAATTTTACAACCTCAATACGACAATGATAAAAACTTTCTTCCCCTTTTGGGACAATGAAATTTTCCGGGGTAACGTCCAACAATCCGACGTCCTTTGTTTTACCCTCTGTTTCTGCTTTCACTCGCATAATCATAAATTTTTTTTGTTATTACTTCAATTTTCTTGGAAAATGGTATTTGGCTGCCAAATTCCAAAACGTTTGTATTCTCACGTTCAAACCTACGCACAAAATTAGCGAAATTCAATTTAATGCGCAATTCATCCTCGGTAATTAGCTGTTTTTCATACAATTCTAATACTTCCGGACGTGTCAAATGTCGGTACGGCTCCAATTCTGCCAACACTAACATACGTTGCATTTGTATTGGGTCGTGTCTGTACTCCGTTTCGATAATCTGATTTTGTAGCGCATCCAATTCCCCCTCGCTTGCTCCGCTTTCTTTCGCCATCTTATAACGTTCTCGCAATTGGGTTGCATCAGACAAATAAAACTCGGTGCCATAATTGATTTTTGCCGAAATAAACATTGTTCCATAACGCAAACGGCAAACGGTTTCGTCAACGAACTTTTGCGCCGCCTCAAAGCCTTTTTTTACTCGGTTTAATACCGTGCTTTGGCTTTCAAAATTGGCTTTAATTTGCTGTTCATTTAATGCTTCACGGGTTGTTATTTCCTCGTTGGTACCAACAACCGCCGTAATTATGTTTGTACGTAACCGTTCTTCCTCGCTAACGTTATAATCCAAACTATTACGGTCAACGGTCAACATCTGAACCGGGTTGCGCAAATCCGGCTGTTTGTCGCCGTCCGGTACCGGAATTTCAATGAATGAACCAACCCCGACAATTCGTTTATCTCCGCATTTCGGGCAACGCATCAATAAACCCGCTTGGTCTAATTTATAATAGCCTTGTTTATCTTTCAAAAACCCGCCGTCGCAATAATCGCCGTTTTCGCCGTTCGTAAAATCGCAACTTTGCTCATATCCGGAATAAATCGGGTACGACCCGTACATATCCAAATTTTTCTTTGATAAATGATAAAAAAGGAACCAATCTAAACTTTCCAACTCGGTTGTTAACGGGGACGCCTTAACGTCCGGTTCTCTCAAACTCAATGGGTCGTTCCAAAAAAAACGTGCTGGGCAATATCCCAAATCGTGCGGGCTATCAATCAGCAATTCGCCAATATTGCCTTTTTCCTCGGTAAATACCCGGTATCGTTCATCGTCAATTACGGCAATACGGTTGTCGTCCTGCCGGAATATTATCCAACGCATAACGCCCGTTGTTTTGTCTGCCTTGTATGAAATAACGTGTTCTATTGGCAACCAATAAAAGTACGGTTGCGGGTAATTATCGCCGGGGGATTGCTCTTTTGGCAAATCAACAATTAATACGCTGTTAATTTCGGTTTTGAAATATTCCCATCCCTTTGTGCTCCAAATTTCGGGTTCTTCCAATACGTGTTGTCTGTAATACTCCCAATCATCCCTTTGTTCGCTGTTCATAAACTGATAATTGAACGCCGGGTTACGACCGTCAAAAATGCGGCTCAACTTATCAAAACAAACGCCCGTTACCTCGTTTGTCTTGACGGGGTAACGGAACAATGTTTTGAAAACTTTGAATTTGTCTGCGGGTATAAGGTTTGAAACATAAGCCAAAAAATCGGTCACGGGTTGCGTAATGTATGGCGTCAACGCCTTTTCCGCATGAAATCGTATGCGGTTTTGGTGGTAAATCGCCCTACTTATCGCCGCTTTGTTCCGTGGCTCCGTTATCTGCTTTTTTATTTCTCTTATATCTAAGCCCATTTTCTTTGTCAAATTCAAATTTACTATTTTCCGGTAACTGCCAACCGCCGTTATTTGGCATTTTTAAAAGTCTTTCGGCGTGGCTAACTTCAAAATCTCGTGTCGTTTTCAATGTTTCATTTTCCAACGTCACTATTGTTTGTTTACCCTGCTGCATTTTTTAAGTCTGTTAGCGGGTTAAAATCTTCCGGTACGATAATAGCCAAATCATCCGACCAATTAGGTAAAAACGTCCATTGTATTGCGTTGCTATCGGGTGCCTCAAATCCTCCCAATGTTTTATCCCCGATAAACAAAGAACGAATTGGAATAGGATAATGCGTTGTTGCTGTTGTCGGGTCTTGCAATGCACCAATTGTGCCGTTTTCATCAAACAAATAAACCCCCAAATTTTGGGAATCGCTTTCACATTGCAAATCTTTCAATACTTTAATCAGTGATTGCGGCATTTTACGCATAACCGCCGTAAATGGGGTTGGCTCACGGCCAATAATTTCTTCAATACCGCCCAACGTTTCGTTTCCTCCGCCGAACGTACGGGGTGCGCCTGCTTCTGCTGTCGGTGCTTGGATATACGGGGAGACAACAACCTTCGTGTCGTTCTCTGCCGATAACAACGGCGTCCATGACGCTTTTTTCCCAATACCCGCCGTCGTGGTAAATGAATTTTTTTCTCCGGTGCTTTTATACAATCTCTGAAACGCGACTTTCTGAATCTGTCCGAAACTCTCGGCACACGTAAAGTTTGGAATGTTTGGCAGCGCTGCTGCTGCCGGGCATTTACAAATAGCCATAATCTTAATTTTTTAACGTTAAAACTTTTGTTATTATCTCCGGGGGCTAACCCTTTGTCCCATTACTTATTGCAAAGTTATAATATTTTCGGCTAAATCCTTGCATATATGAAATAAAATGCTAATTACGGCGTTTAATGCCCCTTGTTGCTTGGCTGTATGGTCTTGTATCGCCGTCCGCCAATTCCTTTTCATATATTCCGGTCAAACCGTCCTCCGGGTCGTCATGCTCATTTGCTGGGAAATCACGCAAAAACCCGGTTACGTGTTCATGTATCTTTGGAAAACGTTCCTCCCATCCTAACGGCATTATGATTTGGGCGTTGACGCTTGCCGAATTTGTTATAATGCGGCTTTCCTTGTTGGCACCTTGGTAAAATGGTTCGGAAATCGCTTTTATCTTTTTACGTATCAACTTTTCAAACCCGGCACCGCCGTTGTTACTTTCAATCCATGCTTTTTGCGTTCCACAACGGTTTATCATTTCCGGGACGGTAACGGATGTTACTTCTGTATTTTCCTGCGTAAATACCATGTCAGTAATTAGCGCATACAAAATCGGTTCAAACCGTTTCTTTTGTTCGTTCCATGCCTCATTACCGGATTTGTAAACGTCATAACATGCCGAAAATGTAAAGTCGTCGCCCTCGTCGGCAACGTCGGTGTAATTGCCACTACGTACATACGTCCCCCATTCGGATTTGTCAACGTATGTTCGGAACGGGTTCCGGTACAATTTACCCTCTGCGTTTCCGGGGTTGCCTTGATACAAACATTGAAATTGTACGGGGTCTAACGCTCTTTGTCCCTCCAATTTTGCCCGGCTGTGTCGTCTATCCCATAACGCCGCCCCCGGTTCCCGTGGGTCAATCTCTGTTGGCTCCCCGGTTTTCAATCCCTCAAAATTAATGCGTACCCATGCGCCCGCCGGAATGTTCTTTACATCGTCCCAACTTTTAATCTCAATTACGGTTTCCCCGCTTTTTTCAATACGTCCAATCAAATCATCATCATGCCAACGGGTAAACACAATTAATTCTTGGGAATCATTATGCAAACGGGTACGTACAACGGTCGTGTACCATTTCCACGCCGCATTACGTACAATCGGGCTGTTGCCCTCGGCATAATCTTTGTAAACGTCGTCCAAAATAGATACATCAACCGTTTTTGACGTCAAAGAACCGCCACGACCGACAACACGCAACAAACCCTTACGCCCAACCATTTCTATGACGTCAGAATTTCGTAAATACGTATTAGCCATTGTTACGACGTTGGAACCGTTCAAATACGTTTCCGGGAACAATTCCCGGTAACTTGGCGTATCAATTATTCTTTGAACATCACGGTTAAAATCTCTCGCAATCGTTGCAGCATACGAACCAATACAAATTTTTGTGTCCGGGTTCAATCCTAACATAAAAGCGGGCAACTTTCGGCTCGACCCCTCACTATTATGCGTAGGAATAAACGTATCTCCAACCAGATAGATACCCCCATCTACTTGGATGCAATTACCATAACCCAAGCCCTCCTTTCGTTCAATAGAAACAATAGCACGCTTCTTATTTATAGACAATTTCGTTATCTTCTTACGTTTTACTTTTGTCGGGAAAGTCATTGTAGGATTAAAACAGAGTTGATATACTATCTTCTTCCCTACTATTCCGCTACTACTAACCCTAGGTTTGAATTCACACACAACTACAGACTGACCTAATGAGCGTAATATAAATGCTGCATCGTCTATAATCCGCTTGTTTGTGTTGGATATGGTTATACGTCCGTTTCTGTGATACACATACCCATCTGTATCAATTAATCCAGCAATCACATTCTTGCGAACTTCAACTGAATTGTATTTATACATATCCGGTACGTGTTTATTCTTAATTAGTCCATTATTTTTTAGTAAAATATTCAATTCTGGGCTGTAAAACTTACGTGTTGTCGTGCCCTTACTTTCTTTGAACTTATATGTACTATTCCCTATTATTTCAACATCATTATTGCCAATGTGTATAATCCCACATGAGCTATCCCCATCTCCTAGCCACGCTCCTAAAACGTATGGGTCTAAATCTACATTCCGACTATCAAACATTACGCAAACATTGCTATCTACTTGGTATTTATATCGGCTTCCTCTTTTTCCATCTCCATTATATATTGTGGAGGATGCCATATGTTTCGTTTCTATAGTTTCCTCTTTCTGTCGAAATCTATTATACACCGTCCATTCGTGATTACCATGACATTCTATCTTTGCCCCATCAGAAAAAGAAACGACATATTCGCTTCTTGTTTTTTCCGACACCCATAATACTTTAACCGGGGTTCCATCCCTACCAAACACGTAATCCCCTACAATTAAATCACCATGTTTTTTTATCCCTTTAGTGGTAGCAACTATCTGATTATCGGATATTTCCTTACCATGTTGAGGCGGCATTTGCACAATCATTTTTTTTATTTCCCCGTGGGCGAACTTATCCAATAGCGTATAATAAACGACGTGGAACGGTTCCAAAGCCAAATCCGGTTGCATGTACCGGGCAAAGTTTATCAGCCTATGGCGTGCCGCCGCTTTTACTATCTCGCCGGGGTTGTTTTTCAATGCTGCATACATTTTAAGCAATTGTTCTTTATCCATTTTGTTTAATTCTTAAAAATAAACCATATATTTTTGTCTTACCCCCGTATTTTTTCTGACTTAAAAACCGGAAATCTTAAAAAACAACCAATTTATTGTTTCATTTTCCATTTGTCGCACGCTTTTCCCGAACGTATTATACTGCGATTTTCGACAAACGGGCATTTTAAACAAATTGGGTTCCCGTCCATATCCAAATTTGAATGGTCGTAATAATATTTACCCCAACCACAATTCCCGCACGTGTGTACGGGTTTCGGTTCATCTTTTTTCTTGATATTATTCTTTGTTGTTCGTACCATCGTCAATTACTCCTTTTTCTGCTAATTGTTTTTTATATTCTGCTGTTTGCAATTTATCGGCGACCGCAAACAACAAATCCTCCGGTATTGCGGCAACATCATATTTCGGCGCATCGCTATTTGTATTTTCTTTCAATCCCGGTATATCAACTTTTATTGGCGCATCAAATCCCAACATCTTTGCCCGGCGTTGCTGCACATTCAAAAGCAAATCCAAAAACCGGGGGTTTCCGGCGGACGTTTCCGTTGTGGTTTCCTCATACCCGTAATATTCCGGGTTGTCGCCATCCTCCAACACTTTACGGGGCTTTGCGTTCTGTCTGTTTTTCTCTCGCAATTTCCCGGTCTTTGAACGTTCCCACGCCTCCCACAATTCAACCTCCATTTTATCCAACTTTCGCAATTCCTGCGTAACGTAATCGTCTATATTTTCCATACGTTCACGTTTCCATTCAATTAGCAATTGTTGCATATCCCAATATACCATTTGTTTTGTTATGGTATAACCGACGCCACGCTGGGCGTTTTCCTCATTCAGTCTTTCCGAAATCTCCCTATACGTGTAACCACGTAAAAACAGATTTGAACAAAAAGCCAAATCAAACTCCCTTTGGTCTTTTGTTCGTTTGCACAATTTCGGGCGTCCGCCCCTTTGTCTTTTACTCGCTTCCATCTTTTAAACCTTTTTATAACAGCAAAGCCATTTACTTTGCTTTCCTCTCAAACGTCGCTTTCCCTTTGCTTGTTATTTTCGGGGAATTTTCGTTTTAAGCGGGTTTCGTTTGTTCCTTGATACTTTTATTGTCTTTTGTATTTTCGTCGCCCTACGGGACTTATTTGGGCTTTCTTTCGTTCCGGTACCTAAACGGCAAAGCCCCGGTTATAATTCCGGGGCGTTTTTTATTCTTTTTCCATTTTGTCGATTTTCAACAATGGGTAAATACTTGTTACCCTAACTGACGGCGTACCGTCCTTTTTATCAAACCAAACTCCATACGAAAAATTGCCGTTGTGTTCTGCCTTGATAACTCCTATCTTTCCGGGCTTTCCGTTGTATTTTATTCTATCGCCTTTTTTAAACGGACAATTTTCTGTTATGTAACTTTCTGCGGCTTTTTCTCTTTCCTTTCTGTTGTACTCCAAAGCCTTTTGTTTTATCTCGGCTAATTCTGCCATTCTTTTTACGTATGTTTCTTTATCCATAACTTTATTATTTTTCTGTTGGTAAATCTACGGTTAACAATACGGGTTGCAATGGTTGGTTAAACGTCAGCATTGACAAATGTATTGTTCCGGTTTCTTTTACTCTCTCCAATTCTTCCGGGGATAACTGCCATTTGGTAATTATAAGCCCCTGCGGGTCATTGGGGATTTTCATTGCAGGTAACGGCATGTATTCCGGTTGGTCTTTTGCAAATACTACATTCACGCCGGGAAATTCAACGGGTTTCATTGCCTTGCTCCTTTCTTGGTTTCTTTCTAAACTTACGTTTCTTTTCCGGTATCTCAATACGGTGTATCTCAACACGTGCGCCAAAAGCCTTTGCCAACTTTCCGGCAACTTCTTTTACTTCTTCCGGTATATCATTTTGAGGCTTTCCCGACGCATCGGCGTTTATCTGTTTTAGCAATCCGGCGATTGCTGTTTTTTCCTCTTTGTCCGTTGTCGTCTTGAAACGCTGAATCAGATTTGCAATTGGTTGCGTTCTCATAAAGTCAGCACATTTAAAACGGTCTTTGCAAATATTGCAATCATCCGGGTAATTGTGTTTTGCATCCTGCGAACTCTTTTCGTCTGCCTTTCTGAATTCGTGCCATTCGTCACGGCTGGCGATTGCTTCCGAAAATACCGCCATTGCATCAATACAAACTTGTGCCAAAATAAAATCCGGGGTATCTCTCATTTCCTTTTCTAAACCGTGCTTATTAATAAGTTCGGTTAGTTCTTGTTTAAAATCTTTTTTCATACGCTTAAACTTCTATATGTTCAATTTGTGGTAACTTCTTTATGTATTCCAACATCGCCGTTTTGCTTTCCTCGGTTTCGTCGGTTCTGTTTATTACCAACTGAATAACTTCCAAAAGATAATCGCTATCAATACACGCATCATCTACGTTGGTAATATCGTACATCGGTTCTGTTATTTCCTTTGTGGCTTTCAACAAATCCTTTGCTAACTTTGCGGCTTTCTTGAACCTCATTTTTTCGTCCCTCTGAAAACATTTTCCCAATTTGCCCAATTTGCTTTCCGCATCAATTGCGCACGAATTAGCCATGTCAGCCAAAAGATATGCCGTATTTGTTTTACGCTAATTGTTTATCGAAAATCTTAATACACTCGAATAAATAGTAGGCAATCACTGGTATCACCGCATTACCCATATCTTCTATTCTTCTTTTGTCCAATCCATTGGAAAACCCATCATCCATTCGTACATCATCATAGCTTGATTTGCTGTTAAACCGTTTAATTGGAATTGATATAGGGCTTTGTCTTGGTGTCCTTTCATGTAATATCTCTTGTATTGGACGGAAGATTTCAATATGACTTTTGCGTCCGATTTCGCTGGAGTAGGCAATGCCGTAAATACGTTCTCTTCTGTGATTGAATCCAAATTGCGAAGCCGATAAACATTGCCATTCCGCATCATACCCGCTTTTGGAAAGGTCGCAAAGGACTTGTTCGAATCCTCGAATAGTGAGCATTGGGCTGTTTTCAAACATGATGTATTTAGGTCTAACTTCCCCCAAAATTCTTTTATATTCTTTCCATAATCCAGAACGCTCTCCATTGATTCCTTTAACTTTTCCATTCTCCCAAAGTTTTTTATTTGAAACATTTGCTATTGATATATCTTGGCAAGGAAATCCCCCACTAATAATATCCACATAAGGAGGGTCTACAGTGGTGCAAACATCTGTGTATTGTACGGCATTAGGGAAATGACGTTTTAAAACTTTCCTTTTATGCTCTTCAAATTCACAATTCCACAAGGTGTCAATTCCTGCCATTTCAGCTCCTAATTCAAAGCCACCAATGCCGCTGAATAGAGAACCGTGTGTTAATTTATTTTGCTTCTTTTCTGTTCCTATTTCAGCATCCTTATTGACAACTAACATTAGTTCGTCAATCATATCTTGGGCAGTAACTATTCTTTTCATTTTTCGTCATTTCTATGGGTTTTACAAGGCCGCCCAAGGCTCATTCTCATTCAAATATGAATATAGTAAATTTCTACTAATGCCAAGTTGTTTTGCAATGTCTGTTTTGCACATACCTTCTTTTTTCCATATCCAATTAATAAACGGTTAATAATAAAACAATCAGTCCTCCGGAAATTGTGGCGTACAAATCTTTTTTATCAAATACGCCTCCGTGTTTTTTGTTGTAAACCTCACGCAATACCCCGGTTAAAATTACTGCTATCAATGCGATAATACGTGCAATCATTCCCGGAATCCCGATAAATGAAACCAAACGCAAAACCAACATTACAACAATCATTCCCGCTATAATATGCAATAATTTATCGTGCGGGATTGATACTATTAATTGAAAAATCTTTTTCATCGCTTTTTTCTGTTATGTTATATAATTTTCTGAAATATATTACTTTGTTATCGCTACGGCTTGTTCTGTGGCATTTAAGCCCAACCGCCGGGCAATCGTCTTTATGGATAACGCAACACGCGCATCTACTCAAACATACATATTTGCCAACATTTTCAATCAGTTTATCAGACGGTTTAACCCATCTTTCCGCAATTATTACCATACCCCGGTAAACTGCAAGTTCGCCGGGGTTGTATTCACGTCCGGGTTCAAACGGTTGTGGTTTCTTTATTCTCATTTTCTATCGAACTAACCAACAAATCCAAATTTTCCTCTGTTCCGGAAATTGAAATTCTTGCTTTCCCTGCTCCCATTACCGCCAATTCCGTAATTGTGCAATCATATTTGCCTGCGGATTTTTGAAACTTTGCCGCCTCATTTAATGGCAATATTTTTGTTATCTCTTTCATCGCTCACGTTTTTAGTATTTTACATTACAAAGTTAATAATTTCTTTTGGTTTTTATCCATATCAGCCGGAAACCAACGGAAAAACAAAGCAATTTAATTTCAATATCTAAATAAACGTCATGTCCTTTTACGCCCTCAACCATAACTCCGGGCGTCAAATAAAATTGCTTATACTTCCACAAACTTTGCAGATACAAATAAAACCCGATACGTCCAATATGGAATCCGATTGTTTTCATTTCTCTATCTGTTTTTTTATCTGTTCCCAACTCTTTTTGTCAATTACCATTTTCCGGGGGTATTGTATTATTTCGCCCTTGGTATATACGAGATTATAGATACCCAATTGCCCTTTAATTGGCATTTCAACAACACGTCTTGGGTTGCGCATCAGCCAACCGAAACCCTTTGTTATCTTTTCCCGCTTTTCTTTTGGTATTCGGGTGTTTTCCCAATCCTCCGGGGTAAAATCTTTTATCGGCTTCACGTCGTACAACTCAACCAATCCCAAAGTAACGCCGCTTTCCATTCCGGGATAAACCGGTTTTGCCGACGAACAAATAAGAACGTCGCCACGGTATGACGTTTTTTTGCTTCTAACTTCAATTGATTTTCGCCCGTAAACAACGCCGTTTTCGTCTTTGTATGCCGCCGTTACCAAATCATTTGCGTATGGCTGTTTGACGGTCAACGCACGCCAACGGTCGTGTTTTTCGGGGTCATATTCTTTGCTATTAAACTGCATAACTTTATTTTTTATCTTTCCCGGCGGGTTCCTTGTAATGGGCAAAACCAATTGGTCGTATCGGTTCCGGCTCCGGAACGGCTGCGTCCTCCTTATTGTATTCAAAAGAAACAATAACCGTTCGCCCCTTTGTCCGTGTCCCAATCAGCCGGGAACCCTCCGGGATTTGAATTTTAATTTCGTTCCTCATTCTCAAAATGGCAAATCATCTTTGTCTTGGTCGGGAATTGGCGGCGGCGGGGTTGGGGCGCCTCCCTGCTGCGTTGTTTGTCCGTCTTTCTTTGGCGACAACATCTCCATATTATACCCGTAAACTTCCGTAACGTATCTTTTTACGCCGTTGTTGTCCTCATAACTGCGGGTTCTTATTTTCCCCTCAATATAAAGTTTATTGCCCTTTTTTACATACTCTTTTGCAATATTTGCCAATCCATTTTGCAAAACAATATTGTGCCATTCGGTGCGCTCCGGTACTTCTGTACCATTTGCCGTTTTAAATGCTCTGTCAGTTGTCGCCAACGTGAATTGCGCAACCGAACCGCCGTTGTCGAAATCTTTATACTCCGGGTCTTTTCCGACGTTACCCATTAAAATAACTTTGTTTACACTCATAGAAATATAGCTTTAAAAATCCAACTTCCAATACTCCATAACGTCCAAATGTATGACGCAACCGTTAACGCCACGAACGTATAAAATACAATTTTATATCCGGTTTGTTCTTTGATTTTCATCTACTTAAATTTTACACCATCCAACAAATATTCTTTTTTCATATCCGACCATCCGGCGGCATGATTTATCGCTTTCCGGTCGTCGTCGTAAACAAATCCAACTATCCAACCGCCGACGTTTGATTGTTTTATTAGTCTTACCAATTTACCGACGAAAAAAGAACGGTATCGGTAATATGCTGAATTTTCACTAACAAACAAAACCCGTCTTTCTGCATTTATTTCGGGCGGATTTTCGATTTGCGGGCGTTTCTCCCTTTCCGGGTACCTTTGTACCCTTTTAAAATCATTTTGGATTGAACGGCGGGAAATTGCCCCGTAATCGGGTGTTCTTTGTTTCGTTCTCATAATTTATATTTTTCTTTTTCTTCTTCTGTCCAATCTTTTTTAGGTTTTAAAGCCATAGGGTGCGTTTCCCTATTATATCTTATTTTTGGGTTACAAAGACAATTTTTACATTGTTCACATTCTGACGGTTCCATAGAACCGTATTCTTTCGCATACTTGCAAAGAAAACAATCTTCATCCATTTGTTGAATTACGTCTATTTGCCTTACTATATTTCTTACACAAGCATCTAAATCAATAAAATCTGTATATCTTTCATCTTGTGTTTCTACCGTATATCTATCAACAAACCTTATTCCGCTGTTTCTTTCATCATCAATGACTTTAATTCCCTCGTCTTTCAATTTGCGTGATATATTTAGCTGTCTAAATTCCAAAATATCATTCAAAAAATCATTAAGCCATTTTTTAAAATCTTCCCACGTGTTCCATTCAAATATTTTGAATGTATCTTTTATACTCCCGTTACAATCGGGCGTTTCATCGCACCACTTATTAATTTTTTGAACTATTTTATTTATACCTTCCGGGTTATGATAAGGGTGCATTTGATATATAACACCTACTACTGAATTTATAATCAGTTTATTTGTAATTCTAACTTTGCTCATAATTTCAAAATTTGATATTCTTTCTTTAATAGTTCTATAACCTTAACGTTTCCGGGATAAATGCGCATATTTTTACGGTCGCCATTTTCCCAACGGTTGTGCATTTCAAAACAAAGGATATTGATATTGCGGGGGTCGTGCGCCATTTCCGGGTGCGAACCCCTCGTTAGGATATGCGAACAATAAACGGCGGAATAACTCGACAACGGGCGCAATGTTTCCTCGCATTGGTGCGGCTTATGCTCCCAAACCCACCGGAAAAACCGTTGGTTGGCAACGGGAATGTCGCCACGTCCTAAAACGCAATTCCCGAACACTTCCCGTTGTAACTCAACACGCAACCGTATATCTAACCGAAAATTACGAATATCCAATAACGGTTCGTAACCACGTGCAACGCAATATTCATATTCGCAACGCTCGGTCAACAATATTGGCTCCATTATATATTGTCTGTATCGTCCGCCGGATCTGCCATTTCCGGGAACATATCATTTTCATTTTCGTTGTCTGCATCATTTACGTAAACTAACGGGTTTGGTTCCCCATCAGCCCCGAACAAATCCATTTGCGCCTTTTTGCCCTCAAACAGAAATTCGTAAACCTCGTTTTCAATATCGCAAACAATGTTTTCCAACTCTTCCTCAAAACCGAACGTTTCAACGTTATATTTCATTCGTGGGGTATTGATTGCTGTTTTCTGATTGTTTGATATGGTAAACAATCCGGTTAAAACGACGCCTACGTTATCATCTTGCCCGGACAAAGAAACGCCCCTAACCTCTATATTGTCCAAACATTCTTCCGCAAATGCGGCTGCAATATCTGTTTGTATCTTTGTTGCTTTAAACTCCGGCGTTGCCATCATGGTTTTAAATGACGTTATGTTGAATACACGTCCCATAATCGGGCGCAAATCATTAAACAAATGACGCAAATCCGGGTGTATGTCTTTTGCACTCAATACATGGTATTTGTTCGTGTAACTCTCATTTCCGACAACTTCCGTTACTTCATAATGTACGTCTAACCCGCCATCTTTCAATAACTTTACTTTCGATAATGAAAACTTTTCCTTTGTAGGAATCGGCATAACATTTTGTTTTTTTTCGCTCATAATTTTTAATCTTTATTGTTTCCCGGTTCCTCCGGGTCGGTTCCTTCTTGGAAATACTCGCACGGTTCATCATCAGCACAACGACCGGACAAACAACATACCGGATAATCCACGCAATCAATGCACATTTTTTTTTCGTTCATAATTTAAAAGTCTGTTTCATTTAACAATTTTGCAACCTTGTTTTCCGGCTCTGCATCCGGTGCAAATATCGGTTTCGGGTCGTGAACTAAAACTTCCCTTTTTACCTTTTTGGTCTTTGCGGGTTCCGGTTCCGGGTTAAACTTCAATTGTTCCGCCGGATATTCTTTTGGTTTCAGTTCTATAATACCATTTTCCACCAAAACCGGAATACAACGTTTGCAGGCTTTCACGTCCTCCAACGCATCATGCGCCGGGAATGTTTCGCCGGGGAAACATTTATTATAAAGTTCTTCCAACGTCGGGAATTTTCCGGGGCGTCCATTTGCAAACATTGCGCCGACAAATTTAATTGTTTTCATCATGGTATCAATTCGTTTTCCCTTAAACAATGCGTCCTCGGCTTTTTCGTCGTAATACTCACGCCCCATAATTCGCAATATCATTGCTTTTACAATTGACGTATCAAAGTAAATGTTGTGTCCTACCAACAAACGGGCTTTTTCGCAATCCTCCAAAAATTCGTCTATAATATCAGCAAATGGGACGCCCTCGGCGTTTGCTCTCTCTGCTGTAATTCCGTGAACTTCTGTTGACGCTTCCGGTATTTCCCATCCCTCCGGCTTAATAATGTAGGAACGTCCCTTTTCGTTTACCGCCCATGCCAATTGCACAATATTTGGAAATTCCGCAAAATCAACGTCCCATTTTGCGCCCTTTGGGGGCAACCCGGTTGTTTCACAATCGAACGTCAAAACATCTTTCATAATGTCGTTTATCTCATTTCCTTTGCTGTCTTTCAATGTTACTTTTTTCATAATCAAATTTCATTTGGGTCTGCTATATATATATAATATTCTTCACTTGCAAGTTGTTTTAAAAATTCGATATGTTCTATTAATTCCGCATTGCTCAACTCTGCAATTGTCCGCAATCGGGTTTCATACTTTCCGGTGTTAATATCCGGCGTTTGCTCATACATAACCGGGGACAACTCACGCAAACGGTGTTCGGTTTGTTCCTCTGTCAGACGTTCGCCCGCCTCCCAAATTCCGGTTCTGAATGTTGGTACAACGTATTTGAAATAATAACCTTTCAAAGCCTCTGACGAACCGGGCGACGCTACAATAAAACGGGCAATTATGCGGCTACCTTTGTGCATTGCAAAGAATTGATTTAATTCCCCCATGTACATTTGTAAACCGCCGTTATTATTAATCATTCCCGTTGCTGTTATCTCTCTTTTCCTCATTGTCTTTCTTTTCTTGGTCAACAAATTGTTTCATGGTCTTATTAAAAGCCTCTCCGCCTACATTCAAAATAAACTTTCTTTCGCTGCTTGAATATCCCTGCAATTTTTTATCCATCGCCGACGCATAAAGAACTGTCATTTGTCCCGGTTCAAACACTCCTTTTCCCTGCAATCGGTCTATCGGGTGCCGTTTTAATGGGGCGTTTGCGCTTATTCTTGCATTTCTCCGGATGTTTTCAAAATCGGAAATAACTACTTTCAGATTATTATAAAATTCGGGTGTTTTCAAAACGTCCGAAATTGTCATGTCTTTTACTTCCATATTGTTTTAGTTTTATGGGGGTCTTCGATTTAACGACCCCCGGTTTATTATTATTGTTCTGTGTATTCTTCAATCAACAAATCGTCCTGCCCTCTCTTAACTTCTTCAATGAATCCTTGAAAACCGTTTTTCTTGGCAATATCAATAATTGCTTGCAATCTCTTTTCGCCCAAACTTTCGCCCCTCGCAATGCGGAATACTTTCACGGTTGGGTTACTTGCTATAATCAGTTTTGCGGCAACCTCCATTATCTGCGAATCTGAAACCTTTCCGGCGACAAATGGGACGTCATTTAATACTAACCCATCATCACTAAACGAAAGTCCGGAAATCGGCAATTTCGCCGACGAAATAAGTTTTTCACGCTCGGCGGATAATTCCGCAATTTCTGAATCCATATTTTCGGCTTCTGCTTTTTTGTCGTCTGCTTGTTTTTTCTTTGAAAGATAATCGGCAACCTTTGCAGCCTTTTTATTGTGCTCCTCGGCTTCTTTCAATTGTTTTTCTGTATCGAAATTATTCGGGTTCAAAGCCTCATAATCTGTTAACCATTTTTCGGCACTTGCTATTTTTTCCTCATAATCTTTCTTTTCTTCTTCAACGACCGAAACGGTTTGTTTATACGTCTTTTCGGCTTCTTCCATTGCTTTCTTTGCCGCCTCAATTGCTTTATTGTATGAATCTTTGGCGGATGCCAAACGTCCCGGAATCTCTGCCAATCTCCCCTTTCTTTCTTCCATACGTAAACGCACGCCCTTTGCTTTCTCAACCAACTTTGCGTTTTCCTGCTGTTCTTTCATCAGTTCCGTAATGTCCTTTGGTTTGGCATACGTTTTCAAATCCTGCGTTGTCAATCCCTGCCCGGCTGCATCTGATATTGATTTGTAGGTTTTCAAATCTCGGTTTACTCCGGTACGTTCTGTTTTAAGCCCGGCAACGGTTGTATCAATTTCGGCAATCCTTGTTCTTACTTCTTCCGGCAACAAAGACTTTACAACCTCAATTTGCTTTCTGCGTCCCTCGGCGGTTTCCGACCAACGGGAAAATTCCACGGCGTCAAAATCTGTATAACCGAAAATCTTTTGCAACATTGAAATGTTATCGCTTTTCATTCCTGTTGTCTTTGATTTTATTGATAACGTGCCACGTGGGTTTGCCTTTGTAAACTTCAATTCAACCTCGTATTCCTCGCCATCGTCTCCGACAATCATTTTTGCAAAACCTTTGCTTTCTCCGTTCTTCAATACGGCGTCACGGTTCCCGGTCAACAAAGCCCCAATTGCTTTTAATACGGTTGATTTTCCCAACTCATTATCTCCGGTAATGAAATAAACGTTACCGTCGAAATCTGCGTTAAACTCTTTAATTACTTGGAAATTTACCAATTCTAATTTCTTAACTATCATTTTTGCTCTCGGTTTGTGCCGGGGTTTCCCCCGGCGGTTAATATTATTTTACATATTCCCATTTATACCCGTATGCTGTTTTTCTTTTTCCATTACAACATTGTAGTATAACATATTTTTCCCATTTATTGACACATATATCTGATACATCATTAAATATTTCAACATTTCCTTTTGCGTCAATTCTTTTAACTTTATATTCTCTTTTTTTCTTTATAAAGTTTCCAAAATTCATATTTTCATTTGCTGTACACCAACGCAAATTTTCTATTTTATTATTTAATTTATTACCGTCTATATGGTCAACATATTTTTTGTTTTCCGGGTTTTCAATAAACGCTAATGCTATAAGCCTATGTAATCGAAAACTTTTGTATGAATTTCCAATCTTTAAATTTACGTTCATATAATAGCCCGCCTTAAACGCTCGCTTTTCTTTCCCAAATTGTATAACCTTACAATTTTCTGTAACTATACAATCAAACTCTTTTAAGTATATTTCTTTTGGTTTCATGCTGCAAAGATAACGTATAATTCGTAATTACAAAAGAAAATTATTTTTATTTTCAAAAAAAAAAC